TGGAATATATCTGAAAAGATTGTTAAATCTGTCATACGTATACTTGTATCCACTATCAAAAATAGCAAATGATGAAGAAGAAAGAGGACTAAAATAATTTATCAAGTTATTTGTTTGTGTAGTTGTATCTGTAAGTCCAATCAAGTTTGCTCTATGTGGTCCAATACAAGCGATACAATCTTTTCTTGATTCGGCAAGAGAAATGAGATAATTTGCTTTTGCTTGTGATTCATTTTGACTTACAAGTCCTGGACCCATAATCAAATAATCAACTTCAATTTCATCTTTATTTGAAAAATATCCATATGAAGAAACTAAATTTCCAAGTGTTGCCTGCATTCCATTAGAAGCAGAATAATCAACTCCACCACCTAATGTATAAGATACATTTCCAACTGCAGTATAAGTTATTCCTTGTGCATTTTGCCCCCAAAGTCCACTACTTAAAGAAATCGGTGTGAACGATGCAGATTTCACTCCAGAGTAAGTAGTAAATCCTGTTGCAACTGGGATTGTTCCGTGATAAGAATCTGTTGCATTAGATGGATTTCCACCTGCATAAACATTTTGCGAGAAATCTGCAATATACTGTTCATACCAAATTTTTTGTGGAGAATTTACATTTGATATTGAATCAAATGCTTTAGAAAGTCCTAAATGTTTTTCAAGAATATTTCCTCTAATTCCACTTACATTACCCTCATCATCAACAACAGCGATGTGAAGAGCATCATTTTTTCCTTGTCTATCTGTTGAATAAACATTTGATGTTGGACGTGGTGCAATTTCTTTCCAAAAAATAGTGGTATTTGTCAAACTTAAAGTTTGATTATCGTACCAATCAGAAACAGATGAAGGAGTAAATGGAGTTGTAGCCGATACCCCAGTATTAACACCAACACTATTCACAAAGAAAAGTGAATCTGATGTATCAAAAGCAGCAAATGTAGTTCCTTCAGCATAATTAATTTTTGTTTCTGTTGCACCACCACCAACTGTTTCAACACGAGATACTATTTTTACATCAATTGTACTTGTACCAGTGGTTGAAGTTGATACACCTGTAATAATTGCTTTAAGATATCCGTTAAAAGTAGAAGTTGTTCCTGTACCAGCAATAACAACTCCAGAAAGAGATGCCGTTACACCAGCACCGATTATTGCACCAGCAGTTACTAAACTTGTTGTTGCAATACCAACGATTTGATCTGCTTTGTCATCAATAAAACAAACTTTTAATCCATTTGCCCAAGATCCTGGATTTTTTGCTGCATATGTATAATCAGTTGCTTCGGTGTGGTTATTAATGTAATCATCGTAATTATCAATATCTAAAGCAGTTGTAAATGCTACACCAACACCAGCATTTGCATTATTTAAAGTAGATCCACCAGTTCTTACGACTTTAAGAATTCCACCATATGAAAGAAAAGATGATGCACTCATCCAATACTCATATTGAGCGTCTGTTGATAAAGGCTTACCAAAAACATTAAGAAGATCTTGTTCTGTAGTAATGTCAATCGGATAATCAACTGGTCCAATTGAAAAAGGTCCTGCAATTGCACCAATATTATCTAAAACATTATCTGCTCTTCCTACTGTTAAATCAACCTCTCTGACGAGTACGCCTGGAGATAATTGAGGAGTTGCCATTTGATTCTCCGTGATTCTCAGTTAACTTAAAATATTTATTAAAAAATTGTTTTTCATCAGGGAAATATGGAGTGAACATTTACCAATCGGGATATTCCCAGTTTAAATGAGTATTTTTCTTCTTTCTTTCAAATGTTATTCTTTTAATCGTACATTCTTTACATTCATAAGAATATGAAGATGCAACTGTTCCACGATCTTTACGAGTTCTATAAAAACCATCAATTAAATTTTTGATTTCTCCACATACTCTACATTTTCTATCATTAAACAATAAATGTCCCAGTCTAATTTGACCATCAAGATCCATCAGTTATATTGCCACATATATGAACGATCACCATATTCATCAGCATACCATCTATCACCTTCAGCATCAGTAAAACTACTATCACCAAGACCATCATCAATAAATCCAAATGGTGCCATGTCTTGATCTATTTGATTTTTTTGTTCTTCATATAATCTTTTTCTTACATCTTGATCTGTAAGTTCTTTAAAATAATCCTGAGAGACTAACCAAGCATAAATCACCAAACACATTGCTAGATCATCATTACACCCTTCTTCTGCCTCAAATGAATTGTGTTTTTGGATGAATGTGGTAAGTTCACTCATAATTTCATAATCATTTAAATATAACTTATCTTCTTCTACCATAGTTTTTAGATTTAAACATCCAATTTTTTTAACTGTCTTGGACATTTTCACACCAAGTTGAGTTTTTTTACCAGAAAATCCTTGCCCTACGATTTGTCCTGCTCTTCCTCTCATAGAACACATCAGTATGTTATTATACTCCAAGTCATATTGGAGAATACTTGCAACCTGATCACCAACATCATTTACTTCACATAAAATATAAGAATCATTATAACTTTTAGCAACATCATAAATGATATTTGGGAATATCATAGGTTTTATTTCATTATTCCTATATTTTGCTACAACCTTATGTGGAAATTCTGTAATGTCTATAACCACAAAAGCAGAGTAATCGTTTCCTACTCCTCTTGCAACGTCCACAGTAATGAGGTAATCGTGTTCATCAATAGGATCCATGTGAACATCTAAACCAGCACTACGGGTCTTAGGGGCATCGTAGACGAGGGATCTGAGTTTAGAAGGTGCTATTAAAGTATCAACAGAACCTAAGAACTCACATTCAAATTCAACTTTGAATTGTTGCTCACTTGTATTTGCTATTGTTTGTGCTTTCCATTCTANATCTCTTCCTGGAACTTCACTCCAATGAACATCAGTAAAAATATATTCATTTTTTCCTTTCTCAGCATCATGCCACATACGGTAGAAATGATTCATACCGTGAGGTGTAGATACAATGATTACTTTTGTATTTTTACCTGAAGTAATCGTTGGATATACTGATGCAAAGAAAGACTCCGCAATGTGATTTGGAACGAATGCAAATTCGTCCAAAAATAGAATATTGAATGACATACCACGAACCGCAGAAGCAGAAGTAGAAGCAGCCAAGATTTTACTTCCGTTCTCAAGTTCCAAAGAACCTTTGTTCCAAGAGATAATACCTTGCTGCATCCATTTTGGTAGATTTTCATATGCGGTTTGGAGACGATCTAAAAGTTCTCTTGCGGTTGCTGCCTTGTTTGCTAATATACCAATATTTACATTGTCATTAAAGACAGCATAATGAAGAAGATATGAAACAACCGTAGTGCTTTTACCTGTTTGACGAGGCATCTTACATATATTAAATCTATTCTCGTGAAATTTATTTACAAGTTTTTCTTGAAACGGATACATCTTGAATGGTTGTAATCCATGATCCAATGTAACAATTTTTACATAATTTTTTGCAAAATATACAGGATCTTCTTTAGACCTAACAAATTCAATAATTTGTTCTTGAGTAAATTCAATTGGGGTATTTGCTTTTTTTAATAAAGGGTTACCAAGATAAACATCATTAGTAGGTGGCATTAGTTACAATTCCAAGCTCTCAATGATTTATTAATCCTGCTGTCTGGATCTCTTGCTGTTTTTGGACTTGTAAGTTTTGCTTTCATACCTTTCATACGAGCACAGAAACTCTTTCTACGTGGATTTCCAACTTTCTTTGAAGGTGGTTTTAGATCACTTCCAGGATTATCTGCTTCGTAAGATTTACGACCCTTCTCATTTAANCCACCTTCAGAATTTTTACCAGACTTTTTAGTCCAAGCAGCNCCCTCTTCTATTTCAATTTCTTCATTCANAGATTTATTAACATAAATTAATGGTTGTCCTGGAACAAATTCAGAAACTTTAAAAGTCAAAATTCTACAATCAGGGTAAATTTTTTGAATTTCATACTCAACATCCTTTCTAGTTGGGATGCTTATTTGTGGGAAGAATATTTTTGTTCCATAAGTTTTACCTCTCCAATTAAACATCACCGAAATAATATTACCTGTTTTTGCTGGAATGCGAACTGACTCTTCAATTTCAACATTTTCAACTTTTACACAGTTTGGATATTTTTTACCAAACATAGTTTTCATACCTTTTTTCTTATATCCAGTCCAACATGCCTCATCAACACTCATTGGACACTCATCCATTCCGTGTACTGGACAATCCTTTCCTTTTTTTGTTTTACTACAAGACCCTTCTACTGGTTTCCCAATACCAACCTCAGTTGGTTTGATTTTTTGTCCAGGAACATCAAACCCTTTTGGTAGAGGTTTACATTCTTTATTTGTATTACACCAATACATTCCTTTACCACACTTTTCTTCACCAAGTATTTTTTCAACTAAAGATATTTCTACTTCTTCTGATTTATTGCCCCAATTAGCAGCACCAACTTTACGACATTTTACAAGTGCTCCTGATGCATATGCTGAAGGCCAAACATCGTAACGAGATTTTACTTTAGTATAACAAGCATCTTTAGTTCCACTACCTTTAGTTTTTTTGTCAGATTCTTCAGACATTTCATTACTATCCAAATAGTCTGCTGCTGTATCAATGTAATCTGCTGCTTTGGTAATTTTAGATTGAACCCAGGCAGGTAATTGTGAGTCACCTTTATTGATAATTTTTCTTAATTTTTTAACAGCACTATCAATTGTATCCATCTCGGTGCTTGCCATATACCCTTCTTCATCTTTTTCTTTTCCAGCAGCAATTGCTTTATGATTTTCATTAAAAGATTCTTTTTTCATTTTCTTTGTGGGGGAATCGGTGGAAACATAAGTTGGTGATGCAGCACCTGATTTTGATTGCTGCCCTGGATCTTTTTCTCTTTTTCTTCTTACTGCAGATGCTACTTCACCTTTACTCATACTTGCTAATTTATCTCGTGAGAAACACTTAGGAGTTTTGGTTTCTCCAGGTTCATTAGCACACGGAGATCCATCTGATTGTACCCAACCAGGTTTTCCATCTTTTGATTTAGACTTACCAAACCAATCACGAAGACCTTCTTCGTTCATTTCCTTTGTTTTTTCTTTCATAGAATTAATAAAACTTCTAAAAACTGCTGCCTCTGAACTTTTACCCATTACTTTTGCTCTTTGTTCCATAGCAATTGCTGCCTGGATTTTATGCGCATGGGTTTTTCCAGAGTCTTTAATTTTAGAAACTGATTGTTTTGCTGTTGCAACATCTTTAAACCCTAATCCACCAATAGTACCTTTAGGATTTTCATCCGTATAAAGGTCAGAGTGTTTTTTAGAATTTGTTGGTTGCCCAGGTTTTCTTGCAATTCTAGGATTATTCATTCAACTGATTTAGATTTAGTTTCTTCACCTCTTGCTCTTTTTTTTCTCCCTGCGCAATGAGCACGTTGAGAAAATCCTTTTGGATTTGAGCAATCAATATCTTTTTTATATTTATTAGTCCACTCTTCTCTAAACTGCTTGAATGTCTTCATTTTTGTATTGCTGTTTAAGTATTTTAGAAAGTTCTGCTGTTGAACCAATAAAAAGTGCATTTGTCACATTTGTTGGTCCCTTTGGTTTTCCTTCATCAATATCTTTTAGTTTCTTTTGAAGTTCCATTAGTTTATCAGTTGCATCTGCAACATTTTTAATGAGTTGCCCAGCAACTTCATATGCTCTTGGCATTTCACTTTCTTGAGCAAGTTCAAGAATACCATTAATTGCTTCTTGTCCTTTTTCAATTAAAGAATACAAGTTTCCTCTAGTATATTCATAATCTTTTTTTATGTCATCAACTGAAGATGATATTTTTTCAATTTTTTCTTCATTTGTTTCAATTTGTTTTGATACTACTTCACCAGCAATATCAAATGCATCGTTTAAACTATCGAATTTTTTTGTCATTTTCTATTGTGTAGAACCATTAAATCCAAAATTATCACCATCTTCTATTAGTAAATTGTCAGATTGTGTAATTGATTTAATTTCTTCTCCCCTTAAATGTGATGTAATTGTAGTACCATCTTTTCCTCTTTCTACAGTTAATACATTACCAATTTTAGATTTTACAAATAATTCTTCACCTTCAATTTCTAAATATGTTCCAACTGTAATTCCACTTGCATCTTCAACATTTACCAATATTTCTGATACTGAAAAATCTTTTGCTACTGTCGTAAGAACAATACCTGTGTAATTTTTTATTGCTCTTGGTGTTGCAGTATAAACAACTTCTCTTGTAGTATTATTAGTATCTGTACCTGTAAGATAACTGATTTTTGAGGATTTAATAATATCCTTACTTACACTAGAAACAGGTCCAAACAGATAAGTTTTTGCTGTAAATCTCAAAGTATATAATAAAACTCTTCTTGTAGAAAAATCACCTTCATAATCATCTTGCATAGTCACATTTTCTAAAATAATAGGTATATCTCTTTTTTCTTGAATAGAATCTACTAAAGAAACTGTTAAGTTATATGCTGGTTGAAAATAAGGTAAAATTTGTTCAACAATTTGTAATGCATCATCATTTAGTTTTGACATAATTGACAATTCAAATTGCATATTATATGGAACTGGCATATACATTTTTTTTGTTTCAATACCAGTATCTGGGTCTTTTGCAATAAATGTTTGAGTCGTAGTTAATTTTCTAGATGGATCATAAGTTAAACCAGTAAATTCAAAAGACATTCTAGGTAAAGTAATAGCCGTAGATTTATTCAAATCTGGTGACTGATTTAATCTTGCAAGAAACTTTTGTGTAGGTCCATATGCAAATGGAACTTTTATAACACTAACTACATCATCTGAAGAGTTTGTATGTTTAATGGAGATATTATTAAACAGAGTCCCAAAAGATATGATGGTTTTTCTTAAAATTTCGTTGTAAAAATATTCAAACATAATAAGTACCTATTATACTACTATTTAACCATTATAATTATTGCAAATATTATTTATGGGGTACCAAATGGATTCTTTTCACTAAAATCAATGATTGAATCTGCTTCTGTTTCAATTGAAGAATTATCTGCAAACCCATCATTATTTGGATTTAAATCAATATTCCTTAATTGATGAGATGCACTTGATGCTGTTCCAACAATATTTTCTCCAATTGTAAATGCACCAGAAACATTAGAAACTTCTAAAATATTTGATATAGAACTCCAAGTTCTTACTTTTGCAGTAGTTCCACTAGAAGAACCTGTTACTGTTTCATTAAATATGAAAGTTCCAGATGATGTCATTGATGGTTGACTGATTGATATTGATGGTGCAACACTATATCCCAAACCTGCATTTATAATTCTAATTGCAGTAATAGTTCCTGCTGCACTTACTATTGCAGTCGCAGCAGCAGAAACAGTAGAAACTCCAATATTAAATATTTGATTTGTAAATGTTATTGTTGGTGATGTTGAGTAACCAGAACCACCACTTGTAACTGTTACAATACCAATAATGTTATTACCAATTGTGGCAGTTGCTGCTGCCCCAGATCCTCCACCACCTAT